TTCGCTTAAAAAAGTAACGCGCGCAATCTTCTCAATGAAGGCCGGCTTTATCTCAGCGGCCGGCATTGCTGGTCTTGGTTATTTAATCAAGCGCTCAATGGATGCAACGGACGAGATGGCAAAAATGTCACGCGCCGTTGGTGTTAGCGTTGAACAACTACAATCACTCAGGCACGCCGCATCTCTGGGCGGCCTAGAAACTACCCAACTTGACAAAGCGGTACAAAAACTGGCCGTTAATATTGGCGATATGGCTCGCGGTGTAGGTCTTGCTAAAGACGTGTTCGAGAAATACGGTATCAGCGTCAAAAATTCAGATGGTTCACTCAGAGGCGTGGTAGAGGTTATGGCGGATGTTGCCGACGTTACTGCTGGCCTTACCAACAAAACTGAAAAAGCAGATCTGGCTTATAAGTTATTTGGCGCTCGTGGTGGCAAGATGATTAATATGCTTGAGGGCGGTAGTGAGGCAATGCGCGAGGCAATGGAGGAGGCGGAAAAATTAGGTTTAGTGATGAGCGAGGAAACCGCCAAAGGGGTTGAAGATGCCAACGATGCGATTACGCGCCTGAAAGGGTTTTTAGGTTCGGCGTTTAGGCGCACCGTTGCTGAGATTGCACCTCTAATTGAAAAAGTAACTGAGTCAATTATGAAATGGGTTACTTTAAAAGTGGAGGAGGGTGGCGGCATTGGTGCAATTGCTCAATCTATGGCCAACCAGATCGTATTTGCCTCAATATCTATAATAAATGCCTTTGAAAGCATGGGTAATAGCATTATTAGGTGGTCAAATAAAATAAAGTCAATCACCGGTTTTGAAAGGTCGCTTGAAGCAATTAATGCTGAACTAAATTTAGTACAACAAAATTACCAAAATTGGGCAAGGGGCGAATGGAGTTGACTGGATAAATTAGAAGAAAAAGTTTATGGCGTTGATTACGTCACCAACGAAGATAGAGAAACACTAGGGAAATTACACAATGAAAGGAAACAGGCTTTAGCGAGGGGTGATAAAGATTTCAAGTTTGATTTTAGCGCCGCCGTATTTAGTTTAGAGCAGATGCTTGTAATGATTAAAGAGGTTTCAACTGAAACAGACACACTAACGGATGCAGTTGAAGAACAAAAAGATGTAATTAAAGATCTCCCTACAACGTGGGATGGCGTGAGTACCGCCTTTCAAAAGTATAAAGATAGTGTTGTATCCGGCACTGAAATGATTTCCAATATTACTACCAAAATACTACAAGGCACAGAAGATGCTATTGTTAATATGATTATGGGTATTAAGACCGATTGGAAGGCGCTGGCACGTTCTATTTTTGCTGATTTGGCGCGTATGTATGTGCGTAAAAACATAGTTGTACCTATGGCCAAAATGATGGGTTTTGCAAGCGGCGGCAGGCCACCAGTAGGCCGCCCATCAATAGTGGGCGAGAGAGGTGCGGAACTGTTTGTACCAGATAGCGCCGGCAAGATAATTCCCAATAACCAACTAGGCGGTCAAACTATAAATGTCACATATTCGCCTCAAGTAAATGCCTTAGATCCAAGAACGGCAGGCATAGTTATTGCTGAAAATGCACCAACTGTTGTAGCAGTGGTCAGAGATGCTTTTAATAGAAATGGCAGGGTGGCAGGGATATGAGTTTTCCAACATCACCAGAGGCAAATTATATAACCATTTCCTCAATAACTCCCTCATTCACAAGCATTACCCAAAACCTAAAAAGACAGGTTCGGTCAAGAGGTGGTCAGCGCTGGGCAATATCAGCCACCTATCCGCCAATGTCGAGAGCTACATTTGCACCTCTTTGGGCATTCGCCCAGAAACAAAAAGGTCAGTACGGAAGTTTTACTTATGTGCCACCTTTGTATGGTGATTCAAGTGGCAGTGCTACCGGCACTTACCGCGTAAACAATGGCGCTGGATATGCAGTTGGAATTTCCACTATTGCCTGCGATGGTCTTACCGGAACGCTAAAGGCAGGCGATTTCATAAAATTTGCAGGGCATGATAAGGTCTATTCCATAACCGCAGATGCGACAACCTCATTAGTTATCGAGCCACCACTTTTAAGCGCTGTTGTTGATGATGAGGTAATCACCTATAACTCCGTTCCATTTACGGTCGCTTTTATTAATGACACCCAAGAGATGAAAACCACTGTTGATGGTTTTATTACTTACCAAATAAGTCTAGTTGAGGTGGTCTAATGGATAGAGATTCAACAGCAGCCTTTCAGACAGAGATTGTCAAATCAGCAAATAGGCCATGCCATCTGGTGCAAATTGTATTCGACAGCGAAACCCTTTACATGAGTGACGCGTTTAAGAATATTTCATACGATGGCAATACTTATATCGGTGCATCTGATTTGCTGTCGTTTTCAGATATTGAAGAAGCAGTTGTGGTTATAGTCAGCAAGATCACCGTTTCACTATCCGGCGTTGATAAAACATGGATAAGCAAAATTTTGTCACAGGACTATATCGACCGCACAGTTAAAATTTACACCGCTTTTTTAGACACCTCATTTGATTTAATTGCTGACCCTGTTTTGATATTCGAGGGCAGAATTGATGAGCCTGCAATTACTGAGGAATGGGAGAGCGGCAAAAGCACAGTTTCAGTTGGCTGTACCAACGCATGGGTGGACTTTACGAGGAATACTGGAAGGCATACTAACCATGAAGAACAAAACATCCGGTTCAGTGGTGATAAGGGGTTTGAGTTTGCATCCGAGATAGTTAAAGATATTAGGTGGGGAGTGGCGTGAGTCCGGATATTGAACTTTCATTACATGATTATGTTGATTCGCAGATTGGCATACCATTCGAGTTTGGCGTACACGATTGTCCATTGTTTGTTCTTGGTGCGATTGACATCATTTGCAAAACTGACAAAAGAAAGGATTTTTCTGGCCTGTGGCATGACCAAAAATCAGCATGGCGCTATGCAAGAAAGCATGGTGATATTACACAGCATTTATTGCAATGGGGTTGGCAGAGGGTTGATATAGAGTTTATCCAGACCGGCGATATTATCATCATGTCACAAGATATGGCGCACGCTAAAAAATGGCGTTCAGTTGCCGTCTGCATGGGTTCTAAAGTTGCCATTGTCACTAATGAAAACGGTGTCGAAATGGTTGCTATCGAAGAAGTGCCAAATGTCACAGGGGTAGTCAGATGGCAGTAACAGTAGTTTCAGCAGTTGTAGGCACTTACGTAGCATCAGCGGCAACCTCTTATTTGGTTGGTGCGGCTGTTGGGGCAACAGCGGCAACATTAATTGGCTCAACGGTTGGTGCTGTTGTTGCAGGTTATGTAGCAGGGGAGATGGCGGATGATCCTGTATCGGGTGCAATGACGCCTGATGCTGGTGATACGGCTGATACTGTTGAAAATACTGCATCTGGTATGCTTGTCAACAAAGCCTCAAACAACGCGCCCATTCCAATTGTCTATGGTTTAAGAAAAGTCGGCGGCACTCGGGTTTTCATGGAAACCACAGGTTCTAGTAACGAGTATCTGCATATAGTTTTAGCAATGTCAGAAGGCACTATAAATTCATTTGAAAATGTATATTTCAACGATGTCATATCCACTGACGCATCGCTATCATCAAAAAATACAATATACAAGCATTTAGGCGCAGAGGATCAGACCGCTGACTCCAATTTGGTATCAGCCGTTAGTGCATGGACTAGCAGTCACAGGTTAAAGGGTACGGCATATCTTTATTGCAAATTGGAGTATGACCAAGATACATGGATCAGAGGCGTGCCAACGATAACGGCAGATGTTAAAGGTGTTAAGGTATATGACACAAGAGATGCCTCGACCGCTTGGAGTGATAACCCTGCATTATGTATTAGGGATTATTTGACAAATACAAGGTATGGCAGGGGTATATCCACATCTGATATTGATGATTCTTCCATTACTGCCGCCGCCAACTATTGTGATGAAACAGTATCCATCGGCGGCGCAACTGTTAAAAGGTACACTTGCGATGGCGTTGTAAATACCAGCACAGGCTCAATGACAATATTGCGAAAACTGCTTACCTCTTGCAGAGGGTTTTTGGTTTTCACCGGCGGCAAATACCGCCTGCTCATTGATAAGGCTGAAACCGCCGTATTCACTTTCAGCGAGGATAATATTGTCGGCAACTGGCATATTGGATTAGGCAATAAGAGTAACCAATACAACAGAATTTCGGCTAATTTTTTCAACCCAGATAGACAGTGGCAACCAGATAAGGCTGTTGTCGAATCATCATCCATGCGAACGGATGACAATGGTTTGTTATTGGAAAAATCCATTGAGTTACCATTTACCGCTGACATTGATCGAGCGAAGATGATTTCAACTATTAACCTCAATCAATCAAGACAACAACTTTACGTATCTTTCACAGCAACAATTGAGGCGCTTAGAAATGAGATTGGCGATGTAGTTTATGTCAAGCACCCAACTACTGGATGGGATACTTTAAATGCCAATGCAGGTAAAAAATTCAGAGTTATTAAAATGCGCCTCAAGAACAATGATGAGGTTGAGGTTTCATTACAGGAATATGATGCGACGGTTTTTGATTTCGGTACTATTGCCGCCGCCGATGCCACTCCAGATGTCAATCTTCCAGATATGGCTAGTGTGGTTGCACCAACAAGTCTAGCAACTGTTGAATCGCTCTATGAAACCATCAACTCCTCTGGCGTTAAATGTAGGGTGGTTTTATCATGGACGGCAAGTGCTGATGCTTTCGTCAAAGAATACAATGTCCAGTTTAAGTTAAGTGCTGACTCCAGTTGGACAAATGTGACCACCACTACCACCACATCGGTAAGGTTAGATGATGTTAATCCAGCCTTGCATGATTTTAGGGTTCGAGCCGTCAACACAGTAGGCGTAAGTTCTTCATGGACAACACTTAGCAATGTAACTATTAGCGGTTTAACTGCCGCGCCGGAAGATGTTGATAATTTATCGTTTATTTCACTGGGCGGCTATGCACATCTCACATGGGATAAAGCACCAGATCTGGATGTCAGGGTTGGTGGTCATGTACGCTTTAGACATAGCAACTTGACAACTGGTGCGGCTTGGGCGTCATCTACCGATATTGGCACTGCTGTTGCAGGCCATAACACCCAAGCGGTGTTGCCTTTGTTGGCAGGCACATATATGGCTAAATTTGTCGATTCAAGTGGCAACGAGTCAGTCAATGTATCAAGTTTTGTAACCACAACAGTGCCAAACCTCGTGCCCATGAATGCGGTTGTTACTTCGACGCAACACCCTAACTTCACCGGTACAAAAACCAACATGGTTGCTGTTGATGATGTTTTGAAGTTTGAGGCTGATACATTATGGGATTCCGTTAGCGGCTTGATGGATACTTGGACTTATATAGATGCGGTGGGCGGCTTGGATGCAAGTTCAAGTTATGAGTTTGATACCTATATTGATCTAGGCTACGTATTTACCTCTAGGGCAACCGCAACTCTGGCTTTCACTTCATATACTTTGGGTGATTTTATTGATGATCGCACCACTTATATGGACAGTTGGATAGATTTTGATAATATTCCAAGCGATGTAAATGTTGATTTATATGTTGCTACAACTACCGACAATCCAGCAAGCTCGCCGACATGGACAGATTGGGCGAAATTTACAGTTGCGGACAACAGTTGCAGAGCCTTGAAATTCAAACTCGCTGCATCCTCCGGTGATCCGACACACCAACTTAGCGTGTCCGGTCTGGAGGTAGTGGTCGAGATGCCTGATAGGATTCAAGGAGATCAAGGGATTTCAACTGGTGCAGGGGTTAAATCCATCACCTATCCAAGTCAATGGAAAGCCTTGCCAGCGCTTGGACTTACTTTTGTGGATTTAGATGAGAATGATGTTATTGAGGTAACTAATGAAACGGTTACTGGATTTGATGTCAGCGTTAAGCAGGGAGTTAGTTATCACGATCACGTTTTTAATTGGCAGGCACGAGGATATTAAAAAATTAATAATAGAGAGGATTCAACATGGCAACACATGATTATGTAATAGCAAATCAGTCCGGTGCAAATACGCGGTCTGATTTAAACAATGTTTTCCAAGCAATAGTAAGTCAAAACAGTTCTGGATCAGAACCGTCCACTACCTATGCTTATATGCTCTGGGCAGATACAGGCAATGATTTATTAAAAGTCAGAAATGCGGCTGATAATGCGTGGATCAATTTATATACGCTTTCGACAGGTGCAGTGTCTGCGGTCGCTGATGACAGTATTACTTACGCAAAGATACAAAATGTTGTAAATGACGAGCGCATACTTGGTCGGGTATCTGGTGCTGATGGGGTTATTGAGGAACTTACTAAAGCACAAGTATTGACATTTGCTAATGTTGAAGATGGCGCTGATGCAACTGACGCCACCAATGTTTCTGCGGCAGGCGCTTTAATGAAAACTGGCGGCACTATGACCGGTGATTTGGTGCTTGATGAGATTACTGAAACAGAGGCTACTTCCTCCGGCACTACATATACGGTTGATCTAGCGAACGGCACAATCTTTGATCTGACATCTGGTTCAACTTGTACGGTGACTATGCCTAGTGCAGAGGCAGGTAAGTCTTTCACAATCATTGCCGCAGTTCCAGCGGCCTGGTCTGGCACAATTAAATGGTCAGGGGGTGCAGCACCTACAACTGGCAGTGGCATAACAATCTTTTCTTTTGTATCAGATGGCACTAACTGGTATGGGATGCAAGCAGGCACAGGGTTCGCATAATGGCTTTTTCAACAGATAAAACTAGACAAGGTGCGGCAGGTGTTAGCACAGGCTTTGAGATACCTTATTCGTGTAGGTTTAATGGTTCTTCTAGTGTTTATACTCGCAGGAGCCACACTAGTGCTGGTAATCAAAAGACTTGGACTTTTAGTATGTGGGCTAAACGAGTCGTTCAAATTGCAACTCCTATATATCAAAGTGTTGGTTCGGGAGTTGGAACTGCTATTGGATTTATGACCGCTGCTGGTGAATTTGGTATGTACCAATATATAGGCCATTATGCTATTCGAGTTTTCTCTTCAGCAACATATCGTGACACGAGTGCTTGGTCGCATTATATGATTGCTTTTGATACGACAGAATCTACAGAGGCTGATAGGGTAAAAATATATGTCAATGGTTCACGAGTAACAGATTTAAGTTACGAGATTTATCCAGCAGAAAATACAAACTATAATCTGAATAATACAGATGACCACGCTCTTATGAATAGTCTGTGGGATGGTAGTATTACTGGATAT